ACCGGCCTCAGACAGCGCAGCGCGCGGTAGGCCACTCACAATGTCGCGGGGTGGAGCAGCCCGGTAGCTCGTCAGGCTCATAACCTGAAGGTCGTAGGTTCAAATCCTACCCCCGCAACCAACAAAACCACGCAAAACCAAATAGTTAGAACGCGACAAAAACAGTCGTGTATAAACGTTGGCTGTTTACATCAACGCCACCTCAACGTTTGGTGCGCCCTCCAGAGCAATATCGTCGATCGGCGGAAGAATCGCTGTTTTTCAACGGGTTCGAAGTGATAAGCTCTGTGCATCATTGGCGATCGCACGATTCATTACATCAGAAAGGATTTACCGATGATCCGGGACATTATCCCCGATATCCACGGGCAGGCAGACAAGCTGACCGAACTTCTGAGCAAACTCGGGTACCGCGAAACCCGCGGCACCTGGCGGCATCCGGAACCCGGGCGCTCGGTCGTGTTCCTGGGCGATTTCATCGACCGTGGGCCGGAGAACGCCCGGGGGCTGCACATTGTTCGCTCCATGATCGATGTGGGCCATGCGCAGGAGATCATGGGCAATCACGAACTGAACGCCATCCATTTTCACACGCGGCATTCGTCGACCGGCTTGCCGCTCAGGGCACACAACGCCAAGAACCTCAAACAGCACGCGCGTTTTCTGGACGGCCACCCTGTTGACAGCGATGCTGCGCGCGACGCGATTGCGTGGATGAAAACCCTGCCTCTGTGGCTGGAATTCCCGGAGTTTCGGGTGATCCATGCCTGCTGGGATAGAAGAGCCATGGTAGGCGCCGAACGGCATCTGAACGACGCGCGCCTGGACGATCAGGCTGTGGAATGGTCTGCGGATCCCGACCACCCGCACTTCCAGGCGGTCGAAGTGCTGGCAAAGGGGCCAGAGGCGCAACTGCCCGACGGCACCACATTCACCGACAAGGACGGGCATGAACGCCCGGAAATCCGCATGGCATGGTGGAAGACGGATGCGCGGACTTGGCAGGACATTGCCATCTGCGTACCCGACCCGGAAGCCCAGCTGCCCGCCGGCGCCCTGACTGCCGACATCGGTTATGAGCCCTACCCAGCGGACGCCAAGCCGGTTTTCTTCGGCCACTACTGGTTGAACGGGGAGATCGTCCTGCAGGCGCCCAACGCGCTGTGTCTGGATTACTCGGCGGGCAAGGAAGGACCGCTTGTCGCCTATAGTTTCCAGGAAGGAGCGCGTAAGCTCGATCTTGGAAATGTCGCCGTGGGGTGGCCTCAAGCGGATAACGAGATTTAAGCTTTTGAACCGATTGCAAAAACGTCCCCTTCTTGGATTGCTCGCAGATCCATTTGGCAAATGCCCGCAGGCCATGGAACTCGATGGAGATTTCCTGCGGGCTACGCGGCGTGGCATTGTCACATCGATGCCGTTGGAGGCACTAACATCTCCGCCTGAAATCAGGAAAGGGATGCTGGGCACCGCCCTGACCATCGAGTCTGGCGGACATGGCGACGTCACCCTGAAGGGGGCGCGCTTTTCGGATGCGCGGGCGTTCTCGGAAGAGGTGAGGAGCGCGTGGGTTCGGTTCAACCTGCTTGCCCTTGAAAAGGAAGCGGATCGTCTGGAAAGAATCCTCGCTGGAGTGAGGGCGCTGGAGGCACCCTCCCGATACCCGGCGGCGTGCCAAATTGCACCCTTGCTTGACGACACCCGTGCCCTTGATGCCTCGCTGCTGTCAAAACTCCGGACCGAGGTCATCGGCGCCGAGGCAAACGAGCGTATTGCCCCCGTTCGGAATTTCTTAGCCGACCCGCGGAAAGCGCGGGCCAATGGTATCGCCACCTTCGTCACTGCCGAACTGAACCGCTGGAAAGAGTTCTTCGACACGATCGAAAGCAATCCGCTGACCCCGGAACAGCGGCTATCCGTCGTCGTGGATGAGGATGCGACGCTCGTCCTGGCCGGGGCGGGATCGGGCAAGACCAGCGTCATCACCGCAAAGACGGCCTATCTGGTCAAGGCAGGTATCCGGCAGCCGGACGAAATCCTGCTACTGGCATTCGCCAAGAACGCGGCTGAGGAGATGTCGGAAAGGGTCGAGGCGCGCTCCGGCGTGCCGATCGTGGCGCGGACCTTCCACGCCATTGCCTATGACATCATTGGCGTCGTCGAAGGATCGAAACCGGCGCTGGCTGACCACGCCACCGACGACATGGCTTTCTCCAACCTGATCAAGCAGATCCTCAGAGACCTGGTGCATGCGCTATCAGAGGTCTCGACGGTGATCGTCGAGTGGTTTGCCCATTTCTTCGTTGAGCCGAAGAGCGAATGGGATTTCAAGACCAAGCATGAATTCTATTCGCATCTGGAAAGCCAGGACCTGCGCACGTTGCAGGGTGAAAAGGTCAAGAGCTACGAAGAACTGCAGATTGCCAACTGGCTTTACGAAAACGGCATCGGATACGAGTACGAACCCGTCTACGAGCACAAGGTCTCTGAAAATGGCAGACGCGACTATCAGCCCGATTTCCGCCTGACCGAGAGCGGGATCTACATCGAGCATTTCGGGGTGCGTCGTCAAAAAACGTGGGATGGTAGCGAGCGATTGGTCACGGCCCCATTTGTGGATCGAGACGAGTATCTGGCCGGCATGGAGTGGAAGCGCAAGGTCCACGCCGAGCATGGAACCACCTTGATCGAAACCTACAGCTATGAGCGGCAAGAAGGGCGCCTGTTGACGGGGCTTGCAGAGAAGTTGGCCCCGCACGTCACACTGAAGCCACGTCCGGCGGACACGATCTATGACCGCATAGTCGAGCTCAAGCAGGTCGATGACTTTTCGAAGCTGCTCGGCACGTTCCTGCGAAAGTTCAAGAGTGGCGCCTACACCCTGGAGGATTGCGAAACCAAGTCCGAGCGGGTGAAGCTGGGCAAGCGGGCCAAAGCGTTCCTCGACGTGTTTGCGCCGGTTTTCGAGGAATATCAGAAGCGGCTTGGCGGTCGGATCGACTTTGAGGACATGATCCTGCGTGCCGCGCGTTACGTTGAAACCGGCCGCTATGTCAGCCCGTTTCGCCACATCCTGGTTGACGAGTTTCAGGACATCTCGCAAAGCCGCGCCCGGCTGGTGAAGGCGCTGAAGGCCCAGCATCCGGATGTCCGCATCTTTGCCGTGGGCGACGACTGGCAGTCGATTTTCCGCTTTGCCGGTTCCGATATCCATCTCATGCGCCATTTCGGCCGCGAATTTGGCGGACGCTTTGATGGTGAGGACGGGGTGCACAGGACCGTCGATCTCGGCCGCACCTTTCGGTCGGTCGATCAGATCGCCTTTGCGGCACGAACCTTCGTCCTGAGAAACCCGGCACAGATCGAAAAGAAGGTCATTCCGGCAGGGACGGCAACTGAACCGGCAATCAGGATCGTGTCTGTATCGAAGGGCGAGAGCGAACAAGAGCTTTCCGGGGTGCTCGCGGCAATCGCTGCCAAGCTGGAGGAAGGCGCAACACCTGCAAGCGTGCTGCTCCTCGGGCGGTATCGCTTCCTTGAACCTGACATGCGCAAGCTGAAGCGCCGTTTTCCGCAACTGCGGATAAGCTTCAAGACCATCCATGCCTCGAAAGGTCTGGAGGCCGATCATGTGATCCTTCTGAACGCCGACAGTGGGCGGACCGGGTTCCCCTCGGAAATCGTCGATGACCCTCTACTTTCTCTGGTCTCGCCGGAAGAAGAGGCTTTCCATAACGCCGAGGAACGGCGCGTCATGTATGTCGCCATGACGCGGGCCCGTCACACCCTGACGATCCTCGCATCCAACGCGCGACCATCATCCTTTGTCACCGAGCTGAAAAAAGACCCCGACTACGGCATTGCCGCGCCACAAGGCGCGGAGTCGGAAGCCCATGTTTGCGGCGAGTGTGGCGGGCGGCTGCTGGGAGTGACAGGGAAGGATGGCCGCATCTGGTATCGCTGCGAGCATGTTCAGCATTGCGCAAACCTCCTGCCTGCCTGTCCGTCCTGTGAAACCGCGCTTCCGCGCCGCGCGGATGGCGCTGCCGAAGCTCGATGTGGCTGCGGCGCCAGCTATCCATCCTGCCCGGAATGCGAAGACGGCTGGCTGGTCGAGCGCAGAGGGCGATACGGTCGTTTCCTCGGCTGTGTTCGATATCCCGCGTGCGTCGGGAAGGCCCGAATCCCGTCCAAAGAACGGCGCGCTTCGGCGATGAAGTCAAAGCGTTAAGATACCCACTTGCGCCGCTGGAGACCGCGCCTTGGAAGGCGGATTGAAGCCTGCCCCCGCTCACCCGTCATTCAATACCATCCTCCCCAGCAATCCCTGATCGATTTCCGGATCATCCCAGGCGCCCGCGGCCGCAGCCCACCGGTCGATTGTTTCCCGCAGGCCCGGATCGTCAGCCATCAGGTGGAAGGTGTAGAGCCGATTGACGATCTGGCGCATCAGCGCGCGCATGGTCTCGTCGCCGAGATGCGATATCTCGGTCCAAGGGATTTCCCGGCCTTCGGCATCAATCACCGTGACGTCAGAATAATCCCCGGTCTTGCTGACCGGCGGGATGCCGGCATGCAGGTCTTCGAGTATTGTATTGCGCACGCACAGCATGGCGAGGGTTTTGGCCAGCTTGGCCGCAATGCGTTTTTCGTCGGCTTCGTTCATCCCGCGATCATAGCGCTGGATGGCCGTAAGGGACAGTCAGGCGCAATTCCCGTGTCCAGGATCACCCGAACACCTTCAACTTCACCGCCACCCCTGCGATCAGCGCGAGCAGCAACCCGGTGGTGATCAGCCGCACAATGGTCTGCCAGACAGTCCGCCGCGCCATGCGCAAGGATGCCAGCAGGGTGCGCAGGTCGCGGATGTCTACGGCTGCCTCGGGCCCCTCGAGGCCGACATCGGCGAGTGCCTTGCGGGCACCCTTTTCGGCGGCGCGGGCCAGGATGGCCTCGAAATCTTCCTCGGGCATGCGGACAAAACCCGCGTCCTTGTGCGGTGGGGTCACGGTCGTTTCCTTATCGATAGTTTGGGATCAGACGGTCGGCACCGTCGGCATCAGATACTGGATGGCAATGCGGACATCGCCACCGGTGAAGTTGCCGCCGTTGGCGGTCAGCACAATCGGCGTGGGCGCATAGAATGCTTGCGGCCCGATCACCCCGACATTGGTGCTACCGGCGGCCACGCCGAGCGAGCCACCAAACTTGGCGGGTTCGCCGGCGATGCCGCAATCCCATGAGGTAGCTCCCAGCACGGCCGCGACAGTGCGGGTCGAGACCGCCAGCACGATGGCGCGGTCGGGGATGGCGATGGTGGAGGTGACGGTTGGACCGGTAAGCTCCGCCAGCAGCTCTTCCTCCACGTGCAGCCCGATGGCGGCCCCGCTCGCCCCCTGCGCCACCTCGACTGTAGGAGCCCGCACCAGCAGGTTCAGGGCCGTATCGAGCGAGAGCCACGCCCCGCCCACGCGCACGAACAGCACGCCCTGATCGTCGATCCAGACCCGCCAGCCTTCCTGCGGGATCAATCTCACCCACGCCCCGCCGGTGAACAGCACCACGTCGCCGTCCCACCCGGCCCAGGCCCCTGTGGCGCCGGCGGCCACGATGTAGCGCTCGCCCTCGACCGGGCTAGCCGGGGGCGCGGGCAGATCACGGTCCTTCGCCGAGAGCTGGACTAGGCCGTCGAGGAGGGCCAGTGCCTCGTTGACGGTGACGTGCTTCTGGGCCTGGGCGGCGGCAAGCAGCGGCAGGGCGAGATTGGGCGTGGTCATGGCGTGGCCTCCGTGATGGTGAGGGTGGTTGCAAGCGGCACGCCACGGCCCAGCGCGCCGAGCTGGAAGATGCGGACGGACAGGCTGGCGACCGGTGCGCCGAAATCGGCGGTCTGCATGGCGGCGGTGTAGAGGAAGCTCGGTGCAGTGAGACCAGTGACGGTGCGCACCACCGCACCGGCGTTCAGGATTTCCAGATCATAGCTTTCCGATGCTTCCGACATGGGCACCTCCGCCAGTACCCAGCTGTCGGACGAGAGCGCCCGATCACGGCGGAGCCAGCGGATGGAGAGGTCGCCGTTTGCCTCACGCCGCATGTGCGCCTGTGCCGGCGCAAATGGCACAAGCCCGCGCCCCGAGGGCGTGAACGCGAGCGTCTGCATGATGGCGCCCGAGGGTGCGACATTGCCCGGCCCGATGCGCCAGTTCCATGGGATGCCGAGATCGGCTTCGGAGATCGAGATGGGCTGGACGGCGGTGTCGAGGATCACCACCCGCGCACCGGTGGTCGCCGGGTTGCCCATGGCATCTTCCGTGCCCCGCTGCCCGCGCAGAAGGCGGGTGAGCCGATAGCGCCCGGTTGCCACGAGTTCCGCGTTCCCGAACTGGACGATCTCCCAGGCACCTGGCGCACTTTCCACGGCCAGCGCGTTGGCGCCGTTCAGAAGCTCGGTATCGGTGACCGAAGCCAGCGTGCCCGAGGTGAGGTCCAGTAGCAGTTCGCTGCCCGCGTCAAACCGCCAGAGCGGCCCGGTGGGCAGATCAGCGGCCAGAACCCCCATGTGCGCCGGCGCTCCGATGGTGTCGAGCAGCTGGAAGCCGGACGTGTCGACACTCCACCAGACCGCCCCGGTGCCGTACCACGGCCTCGCGAACACCGCCGCGTAAGGGCGATGCGCCGGCACCGTGTCGGCCAGCTGTGGCAGATCCATCAGAGCGATGTCAGCCGGCCCGAAGACGGTCGGCTCGGCCAGCTGCGGATCCCGACCCTTGCCCGGCGGCAGATCATAGAGCGCGGCGTCGACGCGGATCGCTTCGATCACGCGCGCCCCGGAATCGGAGATGCGGGAAATCCCATATTCGACCCGCCGCCCGTCGTGATCAAGGGCGATCACGTCACCCGGGTCCAGCGCGAGGCGCGAGGGCGGCAACCGGGCGGTCAGCGTCTCGCGCCCCACCCAGGCCTCCATCAGCGCCCGGCGGCAGCGGCGGTCGGCTTCTTCCAGCGATACCGCCAGCGGGAAGGTCTCGGAGGATACCCGCGCCGCCTGCACGGTGGACCGGCGGGCTTCGACGGTGGCCGCGTTGTATTCTTCATCGGCCCGCACCAGCTGCCATTTGAGGGCTTGGGGCAGTTCGGTCTCCTGGCCCCTGGTGAGTTCCATGACCTCGGCCTGCCCATTGCCAACCATCTGATCCGGCGCAATGGTCACAACCACTGCCCGGCCGCGGGCACGAAACACGATCTGCCCACCGCTTTCCACCGCATCGAAGCCGAAATGGCGGGCCAGCACCGCGATCGAGGCGCGGAGGCTTTCCAGCGCGGCCACGGTGAAGCCCGGCACGATGTCGGAAAGCTCGGAGACATCCACGAGGCTGTCGTCCAAACCGGCCGCCCGGCACAGGTCCCGCACCAGCGCGCCCAGCGAGACCTGCCCGAGCCGCCCGCCCATCCAGTGCCCCAGCCGCCAGTTGGCGGCGTCCGACCAGACATCGGCGCGCGCCGGGAAATCCGGAAAGGGCCGGGCATCCCAGGTCCAGAGTGCCGCCTCGCCGGTCTCGATCATCGGCGCGCCATAAACTGTTGAGACCGGGTTTTTCGTCGCATCGCCCCAATAGCCCAGCGTCGCTTCGACGTAGGCGCGCTGGATTGCCTCGTCCTGCCAGCCGCGCGAGAAGTACGGCAGGGCGCTTTCCGAACTCTTCGGATCGTAGAACACGTTCGGCTGGTTGGTGCCGCGATCCACGGCGGGGCAGCCGAACTCGGTGAAGCGGATCGGCTTGGCTTGCGGCGCCCAGCCGGTGGTGGACTGGCCCCAAGGCAGCACCTCGACGCCGTAGACCACGATGTCCTCGCCCGCGGTCGCCGAGCGCGGCCCGATGCGGAACCCCGCCGAGCCCGACAGGCCCGCAGTGACGTCAAGGGTGATCTTCCACAGACCCGGATACACTTCCGTCTGGCTGGTGGCATTGATCACATGCGCCCCGGCCGCGGTGCTCTCCCACCCACCGATGGTACCAAAGAAGGACGCATGATCGGCGCCCGCGCCCAGCGCGAGATAGAGCGCGAAGTCCCCCGAACTGCCCGGAGCCACGAATGCCGCGATGGTCACCCGCTCGCCGGCCGTGAGCGTCCGATACCCCGGCGTTGCCCCGTGCCAGGTAGCCCCGTCAGAGGCGACGAGCGCTGGACTGGTAAACGGCCCGAAACTGCCGGTGGTGGCCGTGATGGTGACCGAGGACGGGTTCTTCGCGTAGGAACTCGGGTCGGCGCAATTCTGGAACCAGCCGAAGCGCACGCCGGCCAGGCGATCATGGTGCAGGTTCTGCCACCAGCTCCGCATGTCCTTCGGACGGAACAGCCATGGCTCGCCGTAGAAGCCGTCGCTGATCGGCGTCCTGACCTGCGCATCACGGTCGGCATCGGCAGCATAAAACCAGTCGTAGCCCTCGCCGCCCTCGATGTTGGCCTTGAGATAGTCGAGATCCCGCACGGATGCCCAGCCGGCCTGGGCGTCCGCGTGATCGGTGCTGTCGCGCCAGTCGGAAAGCGGCAGATAATTGTCGATGCCGATGAAGTCGATGGCCGGGTCGGCCCACAGCGGATCGAGGTGGAACAGCGCATCTCCGGAGCCGTCCTGCGGCTGGTGGCCGAAATACTCGCTCCAGTCGGCGGCATAGCTGATCTTCGTGCCGGCCCCTAAGATCGAGCGCACGTCGGCGGCCAGCTGCTTCATGGCCGCAACCGCCGGATATGTGGTGGCGCTGTCGCGGATAGTGGTGAGGCCGACAAGCTCCGAGCCGATCAGGAAGGCGTCGACACCGCCCGCCGCCTTGCACAGATGCGCGTAGTGCAGGATCATCCGCCGGAAGCCCCAGTCATTGCCGCCGGTCCAGGTGACACTCTCGCCGCTGACCGCGAAATCGGAGATCTGCGCGTTGCCGAAGAAGGCAGATACCTGCGTGGCCGCATCCGCCGTCTTGTCGACCGTGCCGGCAAACCCCGTCGCCGGCGAACAGGTGATGCGCCCGCGCCAGGGATGGGCCGGCTGGCCGACCGTGGCGGCATTGTCGCTGTAGGGATCGGGCAGGCTGTTGCCCTCCGGAATGTCCATCAGCAGGAAGGGATAGAAGGTCACCCGCAGGCCGCGGGCCTTCATCTCCTGAATGGCCTGTACCACCGAGAAATCCGTCGGCGTCCCGCCATAGTTGGTCCTGCCATCGGTATCCAAGCTGATCAGGTGGGCGCCGGCGCGATCCACCCCGTTCACGGACCATGTCTTCGGCGTGGTCGTCTTTGTGGCGGTCTCGACGCCGGGCTTCAGCTGACAGTTGCCCGCGCGCAGGTCGAGGCCGAACCAGCTTACGACCAGAGAGACATTCCCGATATTGGGCGCCGCCGCCTGCAGGTTGTCGAGCGATGCCAGGATGTCAGGCTGGCCGGTAGCGTTGTTCACGTTCTCGGAGGTCGTGTTGCCGCCTGAACCCCGGGTGATCGGCTCGGTCGCGTAGACGAACTCGCCGGAGCCCGGAATAATGGTGATGGACCTGACCATCCTCTCGGCTGTGTCCGCTTCCAGCAGCGGCCGGAACACCTCGAAGGAGAGCTGTGGGATGCGGTTGCCGAAGGGCGTGAGGTCGAGATCCTCGAACATGACGTAGGCGGTGCCCCGGTAGGCCGGGGCATTGCCTGTGCCCATCCTGGCCTCGATGAAGGGATCGGGCATTTGCGTCTCGTCGCCCTTGTAAAGCCGCCAGGTGACGCCCGACAGATCCAGCGGCTTGCCGTCCGCCCACACCCGCCCGATGCCGGAGATCGGCCCTTCGCAGAGCGCCACGGCGAAGGACGCGGTGTAGCTGTAGGTCGTGGTGGTGACCTTCGGCCTGCCGCCCTTGCCGCCACCCGAGGTCGAGGTGCTGACATGCTCGGTGAAGTCGGTCGCCCATATGATGTTGCCTCCCATGCACATCCGGCCCCAGATGCGCGGGATCACCGCGCCTTCGGTGGATGTGGTGACGGCAAGGTTTTCCAGCCGCGCACCCTCGATCCGCTGGCCGGGCGCCAATGATGAGACGATCCAGCTGTCGACCAGCGATCCCGCCATGGAGCCGATGACCCCACCGATGACGGCCGAGGACACGCCAAGGATGCCGCCGCCGATGGATGCCCCGATTGCGGAGCCGGCGGAGGCGAGAAGGATCGAGGCCATGGGTCAGCTCACTGGAAAGCGGAAGGCGAAGGCGATGCGACGGCGCCAGGGGTCGGTCATTGGCTCTTCGATGACCCCGGTACGCTCGTAGGCGTGAATGAAACGGGTACGCCCGCTGCGGTACGAATGCCCACCATGATCGCACCGCGACGACAGAATCCCCGCATGCTTGGCAATCGCCCCCCGGCGCATTCGGAACAGCACCACGTCGCCGGTGCGGACCTGGGCAACGGCAACCTCCACCATCGCCGCCCGTGCAGCCTCGGCCAGCACCTCGACAGGGCCGGTCTCGCCCCAATCCCTTGAATACGGTGGCACCGGCATCGGTTCCGGGCCGACGACTTCCCGCCACACGCCCCGGATCAGCCCGAGGCAGTCGCAGCCGACGCCCTTCACCGACGCCTGGTTGTGATAGGGCGTGCCGATCCAGCTTCGTGCGGCGGCAACCACCGCGGCGTTTCCTGATGGGCTTCGAGTGGCGGAAGATTTGGATTTGGTACCTTTTGGCATCATTACCGATCTGTATGCTCCGTAATACCGCACGTTGGTGGGCGTTTGATCCTTATTTGATGCTAGATTATGACATTAACAGGTATTATTTAGTAAGTGTAATCCCGCTTGGAGGCAAATCATGAAACAACCCATCCGCCCAGCAACACTGAAAGCCATGCGCGAACGTCGGGGGCTGTCGCAAGCAAAGCTTGAGGCCCGCAGCGACGAGATGCGCCTGAAGGTCGGCATCGCCACCATCAAACGCATTGAGACTTGGACCAAAACCGATGTGTACATGGCCAGTACGGCTGTTGCGGAAAGGCTGGCGAAAGTTCTCGGCGTCGCTGTCGAAGACCTGGCCAAAGAACCCTCGGCCGACAGCTTTGATCGGTCAAAAAAGCTCAGAAAGCTTGGCATGCGGCAATTACGCGCGGCTGTGCACGAAAACACTTCCCTTGCCTTCCGGATGGTCGAACATCTTTATGGCATCCCGGTTCGGGCACAGATCGAGATGGCGCCGCTCTGCATGGCACTTCTGGCTGAAGGCAGCCTTGCCTGGCGCAGAAAGAGATTGGCCGAAATCGAGCAGAAAGCAGAAGAACTCATGTCGCTCGGTGGCGGAAACTTTTCCTTCGCCCATGCCGTGTACCGTACGCAGGACGCCGCCTGCGAAGAGGAAGAGTCAATCCGCAAGCGCGACGTGTTCGGCCGGGAAGTCGCCGAAGACACCTACGATCTGGGCTACGATCCAAACACCAACAACCCCTTTGCCGACTACCTGAGGGAACTGGCGCGGAACCTGGACGAGGCGGATTTCGCACTGGACCCCGACGGTATTCGCGAAATTGGTCTCCACGGTTTCCCGGAATATCGGATCGGCGCGGTGATGCTGGATGAACTTACCGGCGGCAACGCGGACGCGGAATACGCGCTGGCATGCGGCCACGTCAAGCTTGCCGACATCCCGGATGAGTTGCTCGGCGAAGACAACACCGAAAAGCGCATCGAATGGATCGTATCGCATATCCCTGAAGAGGAACTGGCGGATCGCAGGGAGGCGCGGGCAGAACTCCAGAAGCTGTTTTCCAGCATCGACATAGATATCTCGACGAGCGATCGCGATAACCAAGGGGGGCATTCAAAGTGATTCACGATATTGCACTCACCAATCATGCAGAACAGCGAATGCGACAAAGAGGAATCCGTGACGCCGACATCGGCCTGTTGCTGACAGTCGCGGAACGTGTTTCCGAAGATGCCCTTTTGCTCACCCGGCAGAGGGCCGCTCGGGAAATCGAGCGTCGTCGTCGCGAAATCCAGCAGCTCGAGAGGTTGCGCGGGACCAGGCTGATCATCGAAGATGGTGCGCTCGTCACCGTCTATCATGAGCATCGCTCGGGAAACCGCGCCAAGCGGGCGTTTCGGAACAGGAGGAAATCATGAATACGGAAGTTCATTTCACGGCAGGAATTCTCGTACCTCTTGATGAGCAGACAGTGGCAAGGCTTCTGTCGCAGCAAAATGCCGGCGAGTCCCTTGCCGATGTGATTGATCGCCTGTGTTCTCGTGAAGAGGCGACCGTTGATTCCCGCGTGATGCCCACCGCGATCGAGCCGATGGCGGGGAAGTACAAGGCGACGTTTCTTGGAGAAACCGTCAGTGGAGAAACCCTGCCTGCTCTTTTCTCACGGATCGTCGACATGGTCGCTGAGATCGACCCGGCCGCACTTGAAAGGCTGGCAAACATGAAGGCTCGGACCCGGAGATATGTTGCCCGGACCAAAGAAGTGATCCACCCGGGCCGCCCCGACCTTCCAGTCATGCGCACTCGCACGGGCTGGTGGATCAGCGCGAATGTGGGAACGGAAGACATTGCCCGGAACCTGCGTGCGCTTGCAGACGCTGCAGGGCTGTCTTTTGGGCGCGACATTCGATTTCCTTCAGGCAAGGATTGATCACAGCACACCCCCGGTATTCGAATCGCCCTTGGCCGCGTACCGGATCACGGTGTCCTGGCCCGGAATGTGCGGGAAGCCCCGGAAATTGGCCGCGTTGGCGAACTTGGCCTTGCAGGTCTCGAAGGTCTTGTCGCAACCGGCGGTGATGTCGAACGTATCTCCCACAGCAATGGCCGGCACCGGGGCTCCCAGCAGTGTGATGGTCACGTCCGTCGATCCCACCGCGTGGGTCATGATCTCGGCCTTGCGCCCCGCATTGGCGCCGCCGGTCCAGGTGAGCATGCCCAGCGCGAACCAGCCGTCGGCGAAGCCCGAGAGCCCCGAGGTGGTGAAGGCCCGGTCGCTGTCGACCGTCACGACCGTTCCGCTACCCTTGTAGGCGGGATCATTCAGATTCACCCCGCAGCGCGCATCGCCGAGCGCCGCGTCGCAGCTCGCCTGAAATGTCCGCCCGACGCTCTGACCCAGCACATGGGCCAGCGGGCGCATCTCGGCCACGAACTGCACCTGCCCGCGGCGCACCTGGCCGATGGCACCCCGGCGCATCAGCACGCGCTGACTTACGTCCTGCCAGTTCACGCGCCAGATCTCGACCGCCGCATTGTCCCAGCGCCCGTCGAGAATGTCGGTCTCGGTAATGGTGGTGGAGGTCAGAACGCCTTCGGCATCCTGCGCATCGACCGAGAGGTCAGAGCCGGAGCGGATTTCTGAGGCGGTGAAGCCGGATTCCGGCTGAAACGTCGTGCCGTCAAACGTCAGCGCCAGGTCATGGTCGGTGAAGCCGAACACCTGCCCGTCTGAACGGGTCAATCGCCAGCACCAGGCAAGTGTTGTGGTGCCGCCGTCGAGATGGGCCTGCAGGCCAGTGGGGAGGGTCTTCATCGGCAGGTTCCCGTCATGCGGTCGTCGAGATCGGCGATCCAGCGTGCCCAGGTTGGCGGGACGGTGGCAATGGTCTGCGCCGGAGGTCGCGCGAGCCGCGCCTCGCCATAGGCCGCGCAGCCCGCATCACCAGCGCCCATCGTTGCGGCGCAACCGCTCAGCAGGATCAGAATTGCGACCGTCGCGAACCGCCTTGCGCCCCGCCTCCAGCTTTCTGAGCGTCTCTTCATATGCATCGCGTTCGGCCTCCCGTTTACGTGCGCGCTTTCCCTCCACACGGCCCCAGAGGCGGCCGAGCACCAGCCCCCCGAGCGCGCCCAGCGCTGCCACCAGCCAGATCAGGACCTCAGCCATCGCCCTGTTCTCCCCGTGCCGCGGCGACACACAGGGCGACGACCAGAACACCAAGGCAGCCGCCCAGGATGAATCCTGCAAGAAACTCAATCATCGCCGCGGAACCCCCGTTCGATCCGATCGCGCAGGCCGATCAGGCCGAGACCGAGGAAGATCAGCCCGGCGGGCGAGGCGTCACCGGTGCCGGCGAACAGCGCCACGAGGCGGGACAGTTCGCCCAGCGCGCCCGTGGCGGGCAGGGCAACGGAGGCGATGCCGGTGAGCATGGCAAGGCACCCCGCCCACCATGTGAGCGAGGTCGGTCGGATGTAGCGCATGGGGATCAGCTCCTTTTGAACAGGCGAGAGAGGATGGTGGCCAGCCGGGCGAGAAACCCGGTCGGCATAGCGGGTTCGAATGTGGATGGGGGCGGTGCTGGCGTCGGGCGAAGCAGCGACAGGGCCTGCGTCTCGGTGAGCCGACGGACGCGGCGCGAGAAGTCGACGCGTCCCTGCGCGTCTACGCCCCAGACCGGGATCGGACCGCTGGGATAGCGGCCATCGCGGAACAGGTCCCGCTCGGCTTCGCGCCGCGAGATCACCGAGGCCGGCCGCCGCCAGTACAGAAACGCGTTGGCGGCGCGGGCGCGATTGCCCGTATTGAGATGCCGGGTCAACGCCGCCCGGGCAATGCCGCTGGTGTTGTAATGGAAGCTGACCAGCGCATCGAATTCGTGGGGCTCGAGCGGAACCGTGATGGCGCGCCGTACCTCGGCTTCGTATCGCTCGAGATCGGAGCGGAACAGGTGGAACGCCCTGCGGATCGCGGCGTCGATATCTGCGGGCATGCCCCGGGGCATGATGGCCGGGTCCGGGTCACCGGCGGCTACCGTGTGACCGATCCCGAAGGTCCAGGTGCCGGTGGCATCGAGATAGGGTGCGGGCACGATACCCTCGTGCCGGGCAAGGGCCAGCAGCCCGCGGTTGGTCATTCTCTGTGCGGTCATCTGCGAACCTCGATGAGCGGAATGGAGGTGATGGAGCCGAGGCGCTCGATGTCGAGCGTCACATCCAGTGTGTCGGTATCGAAGCGGACCGGCACGTCAAACTCGAAACCTGCGGTGATAATGGCGCCCGATGCAGGGGCGGTGGTGAAGGTGACGATGCCGGTCGTGGTGTCGACCGACCAGCCGGAGGATTGAACGCTCCCACCGACGGCGACCTTGACGGTGCCCGCGACCGGCTTGGTGATGTTGCGGGTCCAGCTCTGGCTGCCGGAGGTGTAGCTCTTCGTCAGCTGAAACGCGGTTTTCGTGCCGTCCCCGGTGCCGATGTTCTGATCGGTCGCCGCCGGTGTCTGCGACGGCAGGCAAGACTTGTAGTCCGCCCAGTCCTTCCAGCGGAAACCGTAGAGCCGCCCGTTCCGCGCCTCAAAAAAGGCCACCACGGCCGCGAGGTCGTCGGCACGGCGGATACCGTAGGCAGCGTCATAGCGCTGACGGGAGTTTGCCCAGTTGGCGTTACGTTCCTCGTCGCCCGAGGCAAGTTCCACGATCTGCGTGCGCCGTTCTGGCCCGCCGCGCGCGCCACGGCTGATGTTGTCGGGGAAACGGACTTCGTGGAAAGCCATGGCCTACATCCCCCTCCGGCCGAGCGACACCGCGCGGGCAATGTCGGCGGCAACCTGGGCGCGGCTCTGCCGGAAGCTCTCGGCGTCGCGGGTCTGGATATTGATGGTGATGTTTTGGGAGCTGCCCGCACCTGCTGCCACCTCGCGCCGGGACAGGACACGCTCGCCCCTTTGCAGGATCGCCGGAACTTCGTCCGGTCTGAAACCCGCCCACCCACCGCCGTGCATCCGGGGCGCGCCGGCGAAGGCCATCACCGGCACCACGCGCTGGGGCGCTGTTGCGCCCACCATGCCGCCCGCGTGCATCACCGGCGCAAAAATGCTTCCCAGACCACCCAGCGCGCCGGCCAATGCATTGGCCAGCGGCCCGAGGATGAACCGGCGCGCCGAAAGCTGCGCCAGATCGGCCAGGATCGAGGTCACCAGCGAGCGGAAGTCGAGCTTGCCGGTGCGCACGAACTCGCCGATGGCCTGCTCCGCGCTGCGGAAGGCACTCACCAGCGTGTCGCCGAGTCCTTTGCCAAGTTCCATCGCCCTGCTCGCGTAGTTCTTCAGCGACGTGGTAGCGGTTTCCCATGCAGCCTTCGCGACATCGGCCGCCTCGTCGGCAGCACTGCCGGCCCGGGCGACGCTCGTGGCCAGCCGCCCGGCGGCATCAACGGTGCGGTCCAGTGCTTGCGCGCCATCATCCCCCGCGCCCTTCATCGCGTCGCGCAGGGCAGTCATCGATTCCAGGGGCCGCGTGATATTGCCGGCAAGAATATCCGCCTGATCGCCCAGGTTGCCGGCGTAGTAGCGGAACTCGTCTGCCGTCCTGCGCAGCTGGTCCACGGCCTGGCCGGCAAAGGCGGCATCCAGCCCGATATCCATCGCCAGCCCGTCCATGCCAGGGATCTTGAACAGCGCGCCCGAGATGGTCTTGAGAAACCGCGCCCATTTGTCCTGCATGGCGGCGAGCGCATCGAACCAGGTGGCCTTGAGGCGGTTGCCGACGGCGCGCATGCGCAGCACGATGCTCCACGCCCCGTCGCCGATGCGGGTCCAGACCTCGACCGCTACGTCCTTGAGCAGGCCGAGTGCGGTGCCAAAGCCGCCCGCGCCGCGCGCGAGCCGCCCGAACCAGTAGATCAGTTCCCCGGCCCCGACGATCAGCGCCCCGATCCCGGTGCGGATGATGGCCGCGCGCAGGACCTTCATGGAAAGCGCCAGCTTGCCGACACCCAGCGCCGCGGCGGAGAGCGAGGCGACGAGACGGACGCCCAGAACGCCGGCAAAGATGGCGGCGATGGTGGCCAACTCACCGATATGATTGAACAGCCCCTTGATGGCGCGCCCGAGCGGGCCGGTAGTCTTGCCGACAGCCGCAAAGACATCCGCCATTGCCTCAAGCGCAGGTGCCGCGGCGACGGCCAGCTGGTTGGCAATGCCACGCCACAACAGCCCCATGCGGGCGAGCGCATCATTGGTACGCTGGATCCGGGCGGCGTCCTGTTCCGACACCGCCACCCCGAAATCCTCCACGTCCTTCGTGGCCTGTCTGAGCGTGGCACTGTCGATGCGTGAGAAGATCAGGCCTGCGCGCGCGCCGAAGATTTGCGAGGCGACCGCGGCGCGCTGTGCCGCAGGGATGTATTTCTGGATCGCGCCCTGGATGGTGGCGAGCTTCTCGTCGATCGTCAGCTTCGCAAGATCAGAGGCCGACAGGCGCAACTGCTCGAGTGCCTTCACCGCCGGGCCTGTCCCCTGCGCCGCCTGGCTCAGGCTTTTGGTCATCATGATGGTGGCCTGCTCGACCTCTCCCTGCGACACGCCCGCGAGATCGGCGGCGCGCGCCAGCACCTGCAGGCTTTCGGTGGTGGTACCGAGCGAGGCCGCGAGCTTGGCCTGTTCGTCGATCACCTGCAGCCCCGAACGCACCATTGCCACTCCGGCGCTGACCGCAGCGGCGGCCATGATCCCGGCGGCGATCTTCGCGCGCCGCGCAAACTTCGCCAGCTTCGCATTGGCGATCTCCATCTCGCGCGAGGCCTTGCCAAAACCGCGCTTGCCAGCGTCACCGATGCCCTCGAGCTCAGCCCGCACCTGCTTGCCACCCACCGCAGCCAGGCGGACGCTGACGCGTCGTTCAGCCATGTTCCTGTTCCAATCGTTCGTTGAATTTGGCGACCATTGCCGCTTCGATCGCGGGCAGAAGCTCCGCAACCGCGACGCCTGGCACGCCCAGCGCCCCGGCCAATGCCAGCGCCGCGCCCATGTCCCAGCCGATGATCGCGCCAGAGGGGGCGATGCGCAGCTGCCCGCCGAGACGGCCGACAATGTCCCAGATCTGCATGCCGTCAAGGGTCTGCGGCCCGTTCAGGACTTGCGGGCAGTCCGAGCAGATTTGTGGGCAGGCCGCGCAATATCCCTCGCCCCCGCCGAAGACCCAGTCGGCGAGGGCGGTGAGGCGTTTTTTTCCTGCTCCAGCAGCAGGCCTTTTGCGACATAGCCGGTCTGGAAGGCTTCAAACAGCGGCCAGAGGTCGAGCAGGGCCTCGATGGCCTCGGGGCTGACGGGGATGGGATTGCCCTCGGCATCGCCAACACCCTCCCAGTCAAGCACCGCAACCCGGGCCAGCGCCTTGGCGAAGGCCAGTGCGCTTCCCTCGTCGCCTGCATTCTCGTCCAGCGCCTGTACCGCCGGGTCATTGCGCGCGGCTACCATCATGGCGGTGGTCAGTGGGCGCAGTTGCACCCGCACCCCATGACCGAGATCCAGCCACGTGGGTTCATTGGAAAGATCGAGTTTCAGCATGGTCAATAACTGCTCACCTGGTTCTTGAGAACGATTGTGCACATCTGCCCGGCCACGGAGTCGTAGGCCGCCTGCCAGTCGAAACTGGCCTGGATGCCCTGCGGCCCCTGGATCTCGATGCGTGGACGCGGCAGGTAGACCGCGTGCGCCGTGATGGTCAGGTTGACATTGGCGGAGATCACCCAGGAGAACTCCAAAGACGCGGAACTGCCATTCAGCGCCTGATCCATCAGCGTGGTGTCGGCGAAGCGCACATCGATCTTGCCAGTCAGCGCGGCAATGGAGGGATCGGCCCCGTCGATACGGCCATCGCTGCGGATGGTCTCGATGCGCTCGACGTTGTTGGAATAGGTCAGGTCGGCCGAGACGATATTGCCCAGCGCCGTGCCGTTGCGCTTGATCGCGCCGTTGAAGTGGCCGAAGCGCTGCAGCGCATAACCGGTGGGCGTGCCGGCCGCCGAGGCGGTGGCCACGTTCTCGCCTTGGGCCACCAGCTTCACGTCAGCCGTTAACAGGCCGGAGCGCTGCATTTGCAGGCTCAGCTGATCCAGCACGCAACCCGTGTACATGGCAAAACGCGGGATCTCGGGCATCGCCACCTCGATGGCCATGCTGGGGAGGTCCCACGAACCCGACTTGAAGGTGTGAGTCTTGTTGGAAGTCCCGGTGGTGGTGGGATTGCCGAACGCCGCCTTGAGCCAGAAGCCGAAGGCCTCGGCGTCCAGTGGCACCTTGATGTCGCCATCTGCCGTCACCGCATCCTTGATCGGGGCCAGCGGGTCGCGGCCGTAGCCGAGCAGTTCGGAGGCAAGCAGCGGCTGTTCGGCCCCAAGCGAGGCGCTGGCAAAGGGCATCTGCATGAAGCCGGAGGCCGGCGCGGTGCCATAGGTGGTTTCGAACGCGGCCGCGAGCTGCGACCGCGCGCCTTGGGCGCGGGGCATTGTTCAGTCCTTTCGGTTGATGTGGAGATCAAGTTAGGGGATCGGCCGTGGTGTAGTGCAGGATTACCGGCACGACCGCGGCCTTCAGGCTCGCCGCGCCCTCGACGGGCAGATCGACGGGGCGCGGCGCTTCCGCCTCGACCCAGTCGCAAAGCCCGCCCAGCGTGCGGTCGGCGGAAAGGGCAGAACCGATATCGGAGACCAAGGTGTCGAAGGCAGCATCGCGCTCGGCAGGCGTCTTGCCCTGCATGACTACCTCCAGCTCCGCGCGGTGTTCATAATGATACCGCAGCGGCGACAGCGTCACCTCCGGCTCGCCGGGTTCGCCATCGCGCAGGATCACAAGTCCGCCTGCCGGCACGCGCTCGGGCAACAACTCGCTGCGCAGGACGGTGGCGGGCACGGTTTGCAGCGTCGCAAGCAGGGTGTGCAGGATAGTTTCTCGGGGTGTGGGCATGATTGTTTCTGGTTCTTGTGGCGGTTGATAGAGTTCGGGATTTCGGCCCAAGTACGACTGCGAGAACGGCGTTTGCGACATCTGCGAGCGGATCGGCAGGACTTTATAATCGTCGATTCGATGGGCGGAGGGCAGACTTTCTATGTGGCCTGATCGATTGATTGGTTGGGTCACCATTCTTCAACAGGTCACAGGCAATTTGTCCTGACAAACCCACATCAATTGTCAGACGCAGCCGCATATGTGTGAGGCATCAACGAATGGAGATGCTCATGCGAACCAACCATCAAATTGTCATTAACTGGCACGTAACCGAAGCCTGTAACTACCGGTGTCAGTATTGCTATGCGCATTGGACGCGCCCCGATTCATCCGAGCTTTGGCGTGATCCTGTTTCTTGCGATGCTCTGATAAATGAGCTTTCGCAGTTCTTCCTCGCGGATACCACCATCTGGGCGAAAAGCCATAATATCCCGGCCCGGCTCAACATTGCGGGTGGTGAACCGACGCTTTGGCAAGATACTCTGCTCCGCACAGTGAATCTTGGCGCAGAAAATGGTTTTGAGATCAGCCTGATCAGCAACGGAAGCCGGCCGAAAACTCTTCTCGCGATTGCTGAGAAGAGTTCATTACTTGGCATCAGCGTTGACGCTACCGATGCAGATCGAAACGCTAGGATCGGGCGTGCGGATCGTAAAGGCATCCAGATTGCCAATAGCGATTTGATCAAGTTGGTGCGCGACCTGCGTGCAAAAAACCCGAACTTGAAGATCAAGATCAATACCGTCGTGAATGCGGAAAACGTGAGCGACGATTTTTCATCGTTCATCACTGCCATCGCACCAGACCGCTGGAAAATCCTCCGTATGCTTCCTTCTTATACTGATGCCCTTGCTGTCGATGCCGAGGCATTCCGGCGGTTTGTCTCACGTCACCGTTCGGTGAAGCCCGTCCCGTCTGTTGAAGACCATGAGGAGATGTCGCGTTCCTACCTGATGATCGATCCGCATGGGCGCTTTTTCCAGAACAGGCCCGACGGTAAGGGCTATGATTACAGCGCCCCGATACTGGAGGTCGGTGCGGCTGCCGCGTTCTCGCAGATCCCGTTTTCTTTGGAAAAGTTCCAGCGGCGCTATCGCATGTCGGAGGTATGGGCATGAAGTACTGCGCAAACAAGGACTTCAACTGCGAGATCCGCAAATTGGTTCGCAAGAGATGGCGTTTTGTGAGGCGACGCAAGCACGGACTATTGATATCACCGTGCGGGGGAACGGTTTGCGTGCCAACGACACCAAGTGACAGACGCGCGCTCAGGAATTTTCAACGCGATGTCAGGCATGCGACTAAGTGATTGGCGTCCCGGCCTGGAAGATGGAAATCCGTTGTGGGACCTTACTCGACCGCTTTCAATACCTCGCTCAACGCAAGGTCAAACACGCGGTCGGGATCGGACACGCCACCCTTCACAAGGTACTGATGGCTTCGAGTGATAAAGCTGACATAACAGAGGCCAAGATCGAGGCGCTCATGCAGGTCGCAACCCACCTCGCCCACATGTGACTTTTCAACCGATCGTTCGAGAGCTTGGCGCATTTTTGGGAGCGGAGGGCAAACCCGTCCATTGGCAACCTTGGACCATTCAATACGAATGTTTTCGGCATATTCCGGATGCAGGCGCTCATCGAGTTGGTTTGAAAGCGACTGGTAAAATTCGGTCTTGGTGCGATAGCCCAACCTGTTTCGCGCAGTGTCCATCCATCGACCCAAAGCAAGCCGTGGTCCTTCACGATCTGAGCTTCCCAAAACAAGGCGTTTCATCATAACCAGCGCATCGTTCTTATTCGGCATTGTTTCGAACAGAAAAGCAAGAAGCAGCAGGGTTGCGACATATATGTGGAGGGGTGCCATCGCGCTTTCTGAATCTCCAGTATTGCTCCCCAACACCCGATCGGCACAATTGTGATATAGCACTGCACCACTAGCAGAACTCGGAACTCTGCGTAGCTCGGCCGCGAAAGCTTGCACCCCATCCCTGCGGGCAACAGAATGAAGGTTATTTGACGCACCCACGACGTCACGCAACAGCGCAACCGTTTCCGGGGCGAACTGGCGAATGGTGCTCTCTGCGAACCCCCACGGCCCCATGGCAACCACATCGGGCGGTACATTCGCCGGGTCCGGGATGCCCAGTTGATGATGCTCTAAAGAAAAGTCACATAGCTTGTTAAAAGCCTTTTCGGTCATTCCTCCGCTGAGGCGCGCCCGGTCATAGGCACGTCGAAGAGCCTGATTCCCTTCTGGCCCTGGGAGCTGTGGGCCGAAAAAGTGATCCTTGATTGAAACCCCGAGCATGGCGGCATAGTCATCCGGATCAAGCAACAGTCGCAGATACCGGTCGATTTCGACATTTTCGTTCTGCGCCATATTTTTCTTCATGGATTACAACCTTCGCAACTGAAAATAGTAGAACTATTCTCGGGTTTCCCGGAGCGGACAGGCCATATTGAGACAACCCTGTGGCGACTCTTGGACATCTATCATCGCAGGATTCTGCATGGAGGAGGGTCCCAAAGCGGTTACACGCGCCGAGCCACCACGGATTCGCAGGGTGGATCAGCACAGCTTCCAATTGATCTCTTTATGTTATGGCAACCAGAGCATTTCGGAAGTGCGGAACCTGTGCGTTGCCGTCAATGATGCATTCCGTAGCTTCCACAACTTTTAGGGCTTCTATCCATCTCTCACCGCAGACAGATCAAAGAGTGGCCCCGGGTCGATAGCACTAATTGTGCTGTGTACCATAAAGTCTGGCCCCGACGCGACCCTGGCCTCCTGTTCGTGCCCGACAGCCTAACAATCGTTGCCCTCCCATTTTTCGACAATCAGCCCCGGCACCTTGCCCGCAACCCTCTCCACATCCCGCGCCAGATCGAGCCGCTTGCGCAGCTTGACCTGCGGCACCAGCAGGAAGATCGGCACGGTGGCGCGGCCCCGGCCGGTTTTCGAGCGCGACGCCACACCGAGCCCCCGGCTGCTGAGCCGCCCATCGGCGACGAGCAGGCTGGGCCCGCGCCGGCGGTAGACGAAGCGCAGGCGCATGCCGCGCCGCCTTTCCCATTCGCCCGGGGTCAGGCGCGCGCCACCGCGGCCCTTGCCTGCGGCGGGCAGCGGGATTGCCAGCCAGAAGCCAGCCTTCGAGCGGATCAGCACGCCCCGGTCATGGGCCGAGAGGATCTCGGGCGCGTTTGACCACACGAAGGCGGCGGCGTCGAGGCTGTCGGTGTGCTGCGGATAGGTGCGGTTGCGGATCGTGCGCGGCAGGCGATGACCCAGCCCTGCGCTCGCGATCTGCTGGCGCCATGCCTGCTTCAATTCGCCCCCGGCCTCGGCCATCGCTGCCTTCACGGCCCGCTCCCCGGCCTTCAACTCGGCGTGCAGCATGGCCACGAGATCAGGCTCGAAGTCGACCTTGAGTTTCATCTGACCACATTCATGGCATTCAGGTGGTGTCGCTCAGACCGAAGATGTCTATTGCCGCACGTGCGAACCGATACGGCTCGAGTTGAGGGAGCCGCGCCCTGGAAAGGTTCAGGCCGAATTCGGGCTTGCTGGCTTTTCCTTCATAATCTCGATCAACGAAGAGTTTGTCCGGTTGCGTCCAACGTGATGCCGGGATGAGATATTGGTCTGGCGTACGGCTATCTTCGAACAGGGTGAGAGCAAGAAGGAGATTTGGCCGCAGGCGAAAGACCTCTTTGTGAACAAACACGTAGTTGAGTTTCCGAACGGATTTCACCTGCACATCCCAATATCTGTCCGGCTCCTGCCGTACCACGAAATCGATCCCGCGATCATCGACTTCGGCGGAATAGACATCGAGGCCCAGCATCACGAATTGCATTTTGGTGTAGTATTCGGCGTATCGGCCTATTTGCAGATGATTCAGCCGGCTCCAATCGTGTTTCAACCAAACCTCCAGAATTAATTAAAGTGCGCCGTCAAGACCTGTCTACGCCAGCACCAGTTCGAGCGTCCAGAGCAAGCGATCCCGGTCCCGCTTCGGCTCACCCTGGATAGTGAAGTTTTCGGTGCCAATGCTGATACCATCCCCCGGCTTCGGGTTGGGCATCTCGGAGGTTCGCACATCGACCAGCGTTGTGTCCGACAGGATCTGCGCAGACCCGAAAGAGGTGACCTCGTCCGGCGCCTTGCGGATCACGCGGATGGGCTGTGGTGCGCCACCGGCCGGATACCAGGTGGCGTCGACCGCCATGTTGATATCCGCGAAGATCGCATCCATGGCCG